AATTCAAATTGTGCATAGAATGTAACATTGTTTGTAACTACATACGAAGATGTTATTTTTGTTCCACCACTGGCAGCAGTGAACCAACCAAGAAACTTATAGTAGGGACGTTCTGCAGTAGGAAGAGTTCCTAAAGTATTGTTATAATTTTTACCTACAGCTGTAGAGGGGCTGCCTCCATTAGCACTGGCATTGTATGTAACAATGTACTGGTTCGTAGTCCACTGTGCAACTAAATTTCCATTACTCAGTCCTACTGTGTAGGTAGTTCCACTTAGTTTTCCACCACCGCTGAATGTCCAGCCTGCGAAAGTGTATCCTGTCCGTGTAGGATTAGGCACAGCTATAGTAGTGTTGTAATTTCCTACTTTAGACTGTGTAGAGGTACTTCCGTTCCACATACCACCGTTTGGGTTAATAGTTAAAGTAAAAGATTTAATTGTCCAATGTGCATATAAGGTACGTGCTGAAGTAATAGCTGTACCATTAGATACTTGGGAGCCACCACTGGCAGCCGTAAACCACCCTGCAAATGTATACCCCGTACGGGTAGGGGTAGGTGCTGACAACCCACTACCATAATTGTATGTCTGTGAAGTTGTTCCTACAGAACCTCCATTAGCATTGTACGATACGGTGTATGTATTAATTTTCCACACTGCATACATTGTTATATTACTATCTCCACCCCAACGCGAACCAGGATAATATGTAGGACTGGTTGCAGTAGAAGACATGTTCCATCCTAAGAAGGTGTATCCTGTACGTGTAGGAGATACATTAGATAATGTTGTTACAGTACCCCATACTTTCTGTGTACGTCCAGGTGCGCCTGTACCACCATTAGCACTATAGCTAACATAGGTAACCAGTGCCGGAAACATACTGCCGTCTATAAAATAATCTGGCAGATAAGGTCTGCGTTGAGTAATACAATATGGATGTATTGAATAGGACTCACGAAACTCGCCATAGTAATAACATGTTCCTATCAATGCAGCTACTTGAGTATTTGAATCACAGCTAGGGTAACAAGGAATATGTCCATTAGGTACAAATGCTGTACCTGTTGTATATTTAACTCCTCGTATTGTAGAAGTATATGTCCAACCCATTGTTTACCTCCTAATACATAATATAAATGTCACCTTCAGATGGATTAGTAGGAAGACCATCTTCTTTTTTACCATACCTGATAGAGTTTACTGAATCCAGAATAACTTCTAAGTGACTGACTCTTTCTGTTAATGCATCTAACTTGTCATTTACAGCAGCAAGTCTATTATTAAGTGTATTCTGAGCTAATCCCTGTGCATCTTTAACAGGTTTAACCACTGCATTAGGCGCATTCGCTATTTTATCTATTACATGCTTCAGCTGTTCCTGACTAAAACTTTCTTCAGAAGTGTCCATTCTAATAATACACCAATAGTTATTAAGCAGTGCTTCTTCAATCATTGTATCTACTTCAGCTATGTCAGCAGCAGGCAGATTAATAACAGTCAGATTATTAGAATCGTAGCTATCAGTGTCTATAACTCCTGAATCATATCCCACTGCAAAATCTACTGCTGTTTTTGCAAGCTCTTTGGTTTCAATAGAAGTTCCTTTAGGATAAGCAAACAGCACATCTGCTCCTTGTAATCCTGCAGTTTCCATGCCAGCTTTACCATTTGCTATAGCATTGACAACAGTCTCTTCAGTTAGTGGAAGTTTATTAACACCATGATTAATAATTTCAAAACCATCAATCTGAGCAGCCTGTAAATCTATAACATCCATATAAGGAGTGCCTGAAGAAACAAACCCAGTATAGTATGCCAGCGCACCAATGAACTGTGACTCAGATAATGCTACTTTAAATATAGTCAAAGCTGAATTAGTAGGGCTGTCATCTATAAAGGAGAATACAGGTTGTTCTAAATGCGCTGATGTTTTATTTTTTGAATCCGCAACTAATTGGTCTAACTGTTCTGTTGCTGTATCAATGATAGCTTGCTGAATATCTTCACCATTTATATCAGTTAGTTGGTCTAACACACCTTCTTTAGTTAGCCAATCAAGCCACTCTGAATTATAGTCTCCTTGTTTTATAAGCATATTTAAATATGCATTATAGTCATCAGCAGTAACTATCTGCTTTGACTTATAGTTTGATTCCTTACGCACATATTTAGGAATCCATGTCTTACTTGCCATACGTCCTCCTATCTTGCAAACATAAGTCTGTATACCCAGCTCATGTTTAACAACTCATAATTACTTTCATTTACACTGAGTAACCGTACTGCACCGCCATAGCCTTTACCTGATACACGATACCGTATCTTGTACACTGTAAGCTCAGGGAACCGTGCTGTATCTAATTGCCATTCATCTAGCTTAGTAAGCTGTGGGGTTTGCTTTACATCTACTAATTCACGTTCTACAAAGATAACTCCATAATTAGGGTCTGCCTTATCTGTGACCTGTGTGATAATGTTCTTATACATTGGTTGTGTTTCTACATCATCTACAACGAAAGAAGTATAAAAACTAAGAACACTGTCTGTACGAGAATTAATATGAAACTGCACTTCTCTGAATCTCTTTTTAAATTCTGTGTTAAATCCGCGGTATCCTGTATCTATGTACTGGTAGTTACCAAAAGCACGGTTTGCATCTTCATTAAGTGGCAAATTATCTTGAGGCTCTTCTTCATCAAACACAGCCACAGAAACCCTAGCAGCATGATTTAATTCTCTTACATGCGCAAATTGAGTCTGTCCTGTTACTGTAGGTTTATATACAACCATGCGGTACTGTGTAGTTTCATATAGATAAGTAGTCCACGCTCTGAGCACTGTATCATAGTTTAAAGACAAGTCTATATAAAAACTATCGTCTTTAGTAATTTTAAGTTTATATGTATTTCGTATTTGTGTATCAGCTACGTATACATAATAATCTAACAACTCTACTTGAAATACTTCATCAGAGGTAGCATAAGTTAAATTATATACTGCGTTTACAATATCTCTTAAACCTACTTCAAAATCATTTAATAGATATTCTATAGGTCTTGACACAGGTGCCATCTGTAAATCTGTCTGCATAGATTTATTATTAGGAACAATCATATAGAAGTAGTTATTAGATTTAAAGTAGACCATATTCTGTACAGTTATAACTGTGTTGGCATCTTCTTCAGTCATCCCTAGTCTTTCCTGTATGCAGGTAGTCTTATATGAAAGTCCGTCTTCATTTAAGGTTAACTTATACAGTGCGCTTTTAGTAAAGACTAAAAGAAACGTCATGTAAGGTACAGCGCACACTATGTTGTCTTGAAATATTTCTGAGTTATTAGGATAAGGAACATAGCCAGGGTCATTAATCTCAGTAACAAATAATGTAGACCGTGCACCTGATACTCCCCACAATACTATACGTTGCTGCCATGTGCACATTCCTTTAGCTGTGCCTACATCAAAAGATACAGCATCAGTGTTCAACATAGAGCTGGCTGAGTTAGCTGTTAAATGATAAGAAGATAAAGTAGATACTTGTGCAGGCTTTAAATAATCATCCTTAGTTACTATAGATTGTAAGGCTTGGTTTTCATTCCATTCTGAATCTGAAGCAGTAATTTCAGTCTTTCTAAATACTTTAGCTATGAGTGCAAATGTGTTAAAGCTTGGAGTGTACTTCAATATAATGTCTGCCCCAGGGGTATACTCTTTCGACTTACGTACGCGCTGAATGACAACAGGGTCTGCTCCTGTAGATAAATCCTGTACTTCCCACTGTACCAAATACTTGTCAGAAGAATCTGTCTCAGGATATTTATAGTATAATTTAAAGTCTATGGTGGTGCCTGGACGTGCTGTTAATAATAGCTTACCCTGCTCATCATAAGGAACTACTCCTGTCAATACAATATCTCCTGTGGCAGTTTTAGTATTGACAAAAGTATAAGGGTTCTCTTTTAACATGTTGTACCCATAGTTCAGTGCTTGTGTTGGCTGCACCTCAGTAGGAGTTATTTTATCGACTGTCCACGTAAGGGTGTTATCTGAAGCAAGGGTAGCGTTGATACGTCCTAGATAATTCTTACCGTCTTCATTGAGTAACACATATGTGTTGCCTTCCAAAGAAGTATATATGCCACTGCGTGATTTAGGTGCAGCTATAGGCACTTCATGCATAGCTGTGCAAAAAGGCTGCATAAGCAACGCTGCGTTGCTCGCTGTGTCATCACATGAAGCTTCAATATAATCATTATCTTTTTCAATTATCAGCTTAGCATTACTAAGCAGGAACTTCCTAGACATATTGATAGTAGAAGCTAAGATGTAGTGGTAGAGAGTAGCATCACCGTTCTCATCCTGAATGTACATCATGTGTGCATGGTGTATACAGTAATCTGAATGTATGTCTTCTTCCAGTAGCTGTCTTGTTACTTCAGACCTGACTACACGCAGTCCACCACGCGGAGAGAACACCTCACCATCATTCTTTATATTAAAGTTTACAACAGTCTTGGCATATCCTGCTTCATGAGGAGTGTTCGTGTACTTCATCCCACGCACAAAGACTTCCTCAGTCTGCATATATTTAGTTCTGTGTGTGTCTGTGTTCTTATAAAGAGATGTCTGTGCCATAACTCCTCCTACTTAAAAAGTATATGCGCTATATCGTCTATAACATCAATTACATAATACCCTGTATCACTGTGCGTTGCAATACCTTCTACACCGCAAGTACAAAATTCTCCTACGACACAGGTTCCATCTGACCTGACAGGAAGGCAACCTAGCATTCCTACACAGCTCCATTCTTTGCGCTGTGCCCTTGGAATATATTCATTTTGTTTAGTGTTGTCATAATCTTCAGCTAACTTCATAGCATCATTTTCTATGATAATACGATTAAACACATCTCGTTCATACCGCCAATAATAGTCTTCATCTGCATTCCCTATAACAGAGGGATTACCTGAAGTGATTCCTACTATGTATTCTCCTGGCTGTGCTTTATGAAGTCCGTCTGGTTTAATAGTTACAAAGTATCCTACTCTGTCTTCAGCATCTGTGTTACCATCTGCCCATGGTTTTATATACTCTGCGTAGTCAGCTCCTGAAGAGTTATAAGCACCAACACCATAAACTGCACCTGCGTAAGTTACTCTAAAAGCATTCGAGCATGCAGAAGAACTTGTTCCATTTCCTACAACAAACGCATCACCAACTTGTGTACCGCTGGATGCACCATTAGTCATAGCTTTATTAAACTTTCCTGCTGCATGGCTTGCGAAATTACTAGAAGTTGTATTATATCCTTCTGCATGTGAATTAGTACCAGTAGCACTTGTCCTATATCCTTCTGCGTGCGCTGCAATATCGGATGCATCTGTTTGATTTCCTTCTGCATGTGCACTATTACCAGAAGCGTTTGTATTATATCCTTCTGCATGTGCGCTAGTACCAGAAGCGTTTGTAGCATATCCTTCTGCATGTGCCCTATCACCAAAAGCTTTTGTAACATTTCCTTCTGCATGTGCGCTATTACCAGAAGCATTTGTAGCATATCCTTCTGCATGTGAATTAGTACCAGCTGCTTGTGTAGCATTTCCTTCCGCAAAAGACATAGCACCTATAACACTTTCAGTAGCACGGTTATGTGAAAAGCTACCTGTAAATACAGCGTTCTCTGTATCTACACCAGGTCCCTGAGGACCCTGTGGTCCCTGAGGACCTTCTGGTCCTTGAATGCCTTGTGCTCCTTGTGCTCCTTGTGGTCCTTGTATGCCTTGTGCTCCTGATAAGTCTGTTATAAAAACAAAGGCAGTACTGCCTTTAATGTATAGTTTTGAATTATCTTCATCCTCTACGTTTTCGGTATTTATGAGCACAAACTGCCCCACTTCTACTGCACCATTAGTGTAGTCAGCTTCCATCGCACTTATAGATGCATACACTTTACTTATTCTAAAAGGCTCACCTTGAATGCCTTGTACACCTTGAATGCCTTGTGCTCCTTGTGCTCCTTGTGGTCCTTGTATGCCTTGTATGCCTTGTGCTCCTTGTGGTCCGATTAATTCTCCTGATGCCAGTGCGTTGTTGATAGTATCTGAAGTATCCTCTGCATACTGCTTTGCATCTTGTGCGGTTTCTAAAGATTCGGCTACATCAGCGGTTAATGCTTCTACAGCTGCATCATAGAATGTCTGATATCCTGTAACCACTGCATCTTTTAAATCCTTCAATGCTTTTAATATGCCATGACTAAACACGGGATTAAAAGAATCTTCGGTAGGTTCCTCATCAAACTCTAAAGCATCCTGTTTGTTATTCCACTTAGCTCTATCTTCTTCTGTGATGCCTTGTTTATTATCACTTTCATCTGATGCAGGACATGGTTTTTGTCTATATCCCTGACTCCAATATCTTGCCATAAGCTCCCTCCTAGTAGTCTAAATCTACTTCTATTCCTCTATACCCTACTGTATCATTACGAGGATGTCCTTCTATAAACCCTCGTTCACTGTCTGCTTGAAACTCTTCAGGTATATTATACAACATATCCCTTACCATGTAAAACTTATTTTTAGTATAGTCTGATTGATACTGCATAGCTGTTTGAAGTCCTTCTTCATCTACAGTATAGTAGTTCCAGGCTGCCCCAGCAATTACTACCTTTCTAAGATATATATCAGGAAAAAATGCATAGCTGTCAGCATCAGGAGCTGAACTAAGAAGTTCTGAAAAAGTAGGATAAGTAGCATTCAACTCATTATTAATGTCATCAATGACATAATCAAAATAAGGAATCATTTCTCTAAATGTAAGTGTTTCACCTGCCAGCTGTACATTCATTAACTTTTGCATTTCTATAAATGTCATAGTATCTCCTTCCTTATATGACAAAAGCCCACGCATTGGTGGGCTTGTCATTATGTAATATTTAGACCTTCTTGATAAGTTCTCTTTCTCCTGCATAACTTTCAGAGTTGTTCTGAACATCTGCCATACTTTTTCTTCTACGCTCAAGCGTATCAATTCGTGCGATACGGTCCTGAAATATAGCTGCGTAGGTTTCTGGTATCTCATACTGCTGTCCATCTAACGGAACATAGATAGCAATACCGTTTACAATGATAGGCATGTTGTTACCGAAAAAAGGTTTATACATAGGAGAGCCTTGTACTTTAACCTTAGGCTCATCTTGATATCGTTTTGCTACAATAGTTCTTTTATTCTCCAGCAGGGTTACTTCTGAAGTAAGATTCTTGGTAACCTCTGCTGTATTGGTTTTATTGGTTCTTGCTGCCATATATCCTCCTTACACATTTAACTGCGTAGGTACGTTAATATAATCAACAACTGCTTCTGTCCTCACAGAACCAAAGCCTACGCTATTGATTTTAAATCCAATAGATTGTCTCTGGTCAATTGGGTCAAGAACTCCTGTAGAACCCAGAGGCTTCACATACATCTTAGCATTGCCCTCACCTGCCAGACCTGTGCGTGCCAGAGCATCTTTACCAAGAATCATAGTATGCTGTACTTTCAGCACACTGTAACCTGCTGCTACTTTGTTCTCTGCTCCTGCATCATAGTCAGTATGTTCTGGAATGTAAGATGCATCAAATCCAGTCCGTGTATCTTTTACATAGCCAGCTGCTACCAGAGCGTTGGCTGCTGTAACTTCCACTTCTTTAAATTCAATTGCTGCACCGTCAGGAGATACATCCTTAGTATAGCCTGCAGTAACAGTTGCATCTCCTGCAATCTCTTTATACTCTATGAAGTAATACTTGCCGTCAGCTTTTCTGTATGTTGCCGTAGTAGGACATGTCATAACTTCAAAGAACTCAAAACCAAACAAAGGAATCAGTGTACCATTATCATACACCTGTGCTGTTGTCTGATTAATCTTCATGTAGTTCTGTACATACTCATCATCCAGCATATCATAGACAAACTCTGGAGAAACAATTACAGGAAACTTTCCACTGGTTCTGGGTTTAACTAAAGACCGCTTCAAAGACAGAGAGATAAGTCTCAAGTCTGCAATCGTGGGTTTAGCCCATGGTCTGAGTGCTCCCTGATTAGCTGCCATGCCTGCGAAAAACTTCTGAGATACTGTGAGCAGTGTTTCTTTTGCAAGTAAATCCAGAGTCTCAATAGCTACAATGGAATACTCCTGAGAGTAGTGTGCTACAACTGGGTCAACCATTTTGAAGTCAACCTTATCAGTAAACTCCATGTACCTTCCGTACTGGTCAGCCTGCATCTCATATTTTTCTACGGAGCCTTTATCAGACTTCGGAGGAACACCCTCTACCAACGGTACTGTATGTGCCTGAAGAGGTGCCCATCTGCGGATAACCAGCTTGTCAGCTTTCTCCTGAATAGGCATTTCATCTGCGTACCTGTAATATGTATACTGGTCTGCGTCTAACCGAATCGTGTCAAGCAATTGCTTGCTATAAAATACTTCAGGTGCAATCATACCTGCGCCATGGTTGTTTACGTAATTTACTACCGCATTAATGTCGGCGGCAGAGTTTAATGCCATTGCCATAAGTTCTCACTTTCCTTTCTTTATGATGGAAAGTCTTTTAAAAACTGAGTAAGACCATCCACTGTGGTAATCTTATTATCTGTTCCTGCTCCTGCACCAGTGCCCTGCTGTTTAGCTGGAGTGGTACTGTGCTGGTCTGCTGCACCGCTTTTTTCTAATACTTCTTTAACCGCTTTATCAACCTGCTTCTTTAAGATGTCATCAAAGTGTTTAACCTTGTATTCATTTTCCAGGTTTATGTCCTGCACAAACGGGTTCTTACCGTCCGCATCCAATTCTACTGCAAAGGCTTTCAAGTCATCTTCTGTCAAACTATACTTATCTGTGAGCGTTTGGAATCCTGCATATGCTGCCTGTTCTCTTGTTTGTCTCTGCCACTGGGATTGATTCTGCTCCAGCTGTTCTAGCTTCTGCAATAGCTCTACAGGTACGTTCTGTGACTTAGCCATCTTTTCAATAGCATCATCACTCATCTTCTTTACAAGGTCATCCAGGTTGTTGTATTCAATATTATTTGCTTTAGCTACTTTACCAAGAATCCCTGTAAGATTGTTAATCTGTTGGCGCATCTGTCCGAACGCATAATTTGTCTTATCTTCCTGTGTAGGAGTTTTTGTTTCAGTTTGAGGCTGTGTCTGTTCTCCTGTTTCCGTTTCGGATTCAACTTCTCCTGTTTCAGCCTCTTGTCCATACTGGTTCAGTAAAGAATCTAAAGCATCTGCGGTGCTGGTTTCTCCTGTGTCCGTTGCTGCTGTTCCTGCTGCTCCTGCTTCTTCTGCAGCAGAGTAAGGCAATATCACAGAAGATAAATCTCTGTCTTTGTCTTTCATCATCTACCGTTTCCTTTCTCAATCTGTGCGGTGTCACAGATAATATACACACTTTTAAAGGTAAGCGGAACCTATCTATGGATAGTATATCACGCAAAACAAAAAGATGCAACAGAATAGTTGCATCTTTTTGCGCCCGGTTTAACTACACAATTTTAAGGAGGTACATTATTCAATTACCTGCAAGCTCTTGGGAAAGAGTAAGCGCAGATAAAAGAACGCAATAACCATGAAAGAAGAAAAAGAAGTTTAAAAGGAATACTTAATCCATATTTATAATACCAGATTATACCATATCTGTCAAGTTTAAATCTGACATTGGCTGAGGATTATTTCCGCTTAGCATCTGCATCTGTTCTGCTACTGCATCCTCGTTGCCAGGTTCATTACCCTGAGCCATTGTATCTGCTGTAGCTGCAATAGCTTCTTCAGGGTCTACTCCGTTGTTTACCATGTTCGCATACTGTGTAACTGCCTGTGCTACAAGCTCTGTCCAGTTCTGGCTGCGCTGAATATTCATACGCTCCAGCATATACTCCTTGTTAGGTAAGTCCTGAAGCATTAACCACTCCTGAGGAGTGATGAGGTCAACTTCAATACCTGCACCTTTATACTGCATCTGCTTCTCCATGAGTTGGTTAGCTACTGCTTCTAACCTAGCCTTCGACTTAGGAAGTTCTGAAGAGATATTGACAGAGTATTCAAAGATTGTGTTGGCAGGTATGTCAGGGAAAGGAACCGTTACCAGCTTATGTGCCTTAGGATTGCTGTCGCTCTGCACAAGATAATCTCTTGATAAAGTAGCATACTCTAAATAGTTATACACAATCAGCTGTGTCAGCTTTTTGCAGTATCGTTCATAGTTCTCCACCTTGGGTGCATCAATCATAGTCACCTGGTCAAGCATAGATTCAATACCACCTGTAGTGAGGATAGAACCTGAGTCTCTCCCTGTGTACCTATCATCTACACCAGACATACTTTTAATATCCTGCATGAGCAGCTGCATAGTGCTCAGTGTCTGAGGGCTGGGTGTAGGGAACTGGTGGTAGTGTACTGCTCTAGATGCATCCCCATTAACTATAAAAGTTCTGTCAGCATCATTACCGTGTTTAGTAAATGTAGCTACGTTGAGTCCTGACTGAGCATTAATAAATCTCGGAGGACGTTGGTTCTTATATTCAGCAGTCAACATAATGCTAAGCATCAGATTATACGCAAGAGAGTTCTGAAACACTGCTGAGCACTCTGACGTACCAAACAAGTCTCCTGCTGGTTCATTACAGTACAGCTCAGCAAATGGAAACTGACTGGGCTTAATATCCTGCTTTACGTAAAGCACTGCTGAGTTATTCAGTAAATGTATTTCATGTATCTTTCCCTCGTCAGCAATCCAGTAGCAGAATATTCTGAAGTAGTCTTTCTTACCTGCTGCACTCTGAGAAGATTTATCTGAGAGAACATTCACAGTATTGTCTGAAGACACACCAGCTTCTTTAGCTGTAAGTATTTCTTTAAACCTTTTACTGTAGTTAGAGTTAGCTAAGATAGCTGTCTTATGGTAATCATCCCATGTTACACAATACTGAGCAGTATCAATGCTGGTGGCAAACGGGTCACGCATAAACTTCATAGGGTTTATATTCTTGAGAACTACATCCCCTTTATGGAATGTGGGGTTATCTGCTGTTCCCACTATAATGCTGTTGTCCCAACCTACCTGAGTGATACCAAGGTTTAATAAAGCTGCGCGCTCTCCTGCCTGCATTTGGTACTTGGCTACATCCAGAGTATCCCACAGATGCTCCAACGCTACATTCAACTGTTCAATAATATTCTTGTCATGGTCTGAAGTAGGAATAAGACTAGCTCCCTTACCTACTGAGTACACACTGGCAAGTATATTAGACTTTATGTAGTGCACCTGATTGGTGTCAGGCAGAATCTGATATGTTGGAAACTTCTTACCCACTGCATCCCACAGTTTAGATTTGTCAGCTGCATCAAGTTTATAAGCACGCTTATGTGCAGGAGTGTACTCACTACGGGCAACATCAAATAGCTGGTTTAACTTAGACACTGAAGTGCATTCTGGTAAACTAGGTGTGTTACTCTTTTGGTCTGCTGCCATAATCTAATTCCTCCTCATAAGTTTTATCTAAAGCTGCTAACACTTCTTTAAAGTCAGGCTGCTCTTTTACAGTTTCTTCATTAGCCTGCTCAAATAATTGCTTGTATATAGCGTGGTCTGGTGCAGGCGCATCTGTATGATGGTTGGTGTTTATAGTTATACCTTTGGTAGTCAGCAGAACTGCACATATCAGTATAGTGCTGCAAACAATACATACTGCTTCTAACATCCCATCTCCTCCTTTATCTCTTCAGCCATACGCATGTACTGCTCTGATTTAGCATTATCTAATCTAACATCATCTTTCAGACCTGCCCTGTACCTGTACTTCCATGCGTTAGCTATGCAGAAATCAAAAGCCACTTGAAGTCCAAAAGCAATTTTGATTTCATCAATACACTCCATGTCACGGGCGCAGTAGTGCGGTGGCTGCTGAACCATGTCTGGTCCTTCTTCTTTTTCATCTTGCAGTTCTTTTATTTTCTTGTATAATGCGCTAAGTTCATTTGCATTCTCATTCTCTTTCTTTTTCATCTGCGTTAATAATTCAGCTTGTGTCTCAATCATCCTGGCTGCATCATCACACATTGCTGTGATATCTTCATGCAGAGTATTGTGTAAAGAAACATTATTAAACTTTTTACCTACTCGTCTTAATTCGTTTGGTGTACAGTCTTGATACATAATAGCCTCCTTAAAATAAAAATATGTTATCGTTGTTGTTCTGTGTTTCCGTATCTTGCAGCTGAGGAATACCGTAGGTAGTGTTACGTTTAAGTTTAGATAACTCTCTGCCGTATTCATCATAACTGCCATACATTAGCTTGGACGGGTCAGCTGGCAGCACCATGCAAATCCATTCAAGTGCTGAGATACCATGGTCATGTCCGTCCAAGGGCTTATCATAATAGCTGCCTCGCTTAGTGGTAGAAGTTCTGGCAGGGAACCTATAATCCTTAATCTCTTCCAGCAGTCCTACGCAGCAAGCCATTATCTTTAGCTTAGCTGATTCTAAATAAGTATTAACTCTGAACACACGCGCATCTTTATTTATTGCCCCTGGTTGAAAAGCTATACCGTAGTCCATGAAGTGGTCATAGAGAGTCTTCTTGTTGTAGTCTCTTTGACTTCCAGACTTAGGGTCAAGTATGGGCTGAGTGTAATACCCACCTACAGGTATGTCTTCAGTGGTTTCATAGAATATCTTAGACAATTCTTCTATGTTCTTGTTGTTTGTTCGTTCCTCTCTGTAAATATATACTACTCCATTCTTCTCGTCAACAGCTCCGCACAAATAAACAAAGTCATCATGCAGCCCGTAGTCAGCAGCTACAATCCTTTTCCATTCTTTGGGCGGTCTGAATGGCTGCACTATTCTGTTTACAGCTGAAGGATAGACCAGACCTTCAGCATAGCTGAATGAACCATTGATGTATCTGCTTACCCACCATGCTGGTTTAGTGGCGGTCAGCTGTTCTATGAACCCTGGTGGCAGGAAAGCATTTGAGTCAGTGCTGGTGATGTGTGAGGAAGTGTGAGGGTCTTTATCTTTTTCTTCAACCACCACGTCTTCCAATACATTACCGTGCTTATAAATTTTATCTGAGATGTATAGCAGCTCTCTGCGTATCCACCCAGCATCAGGGTTTGATTCTATAATACCTTTCAGCCACTGCTCTTTTATTTCAGGCACCTGCATACCGTTATCCAGCTGCTGCATGACTACGTTTCCGTTATCATCGAAACGGGGTACGCTGGCAGCTGTGTTTCTCAGCCTTGACTTCAGAGTGGAGAATGCTTCTTCATCTACCTCACTGGCTTCTATGATTACAAACATGGTCACGTTGTAAGAACGAATCTTATCTACGTCATCCAGAGGTCTGAACATTATACGTGCACCGTTAATTAAATCCCAGTAAGACTTCTGGTTACTCACGTGTTCTATAAAAACTTCAGGCAGGTCATTCAACATGTCACGCATGATTGTCTGTTCGTACTGAGAAGCTACGTTGGCAGCAATCAATACATTAGCGTTAGGTGTGAGGAACACATGTTTGTATACTTCTTCCCTGCTTGTCAAAGTTTTTCCAGAACCAAATCCCCCAAAGTTTCCTATGTACATGTGAGCATCTTCATGCACCGCGCTTTGGTGGGGCTGAGGTATGTATGTGTTGATGTAGGCATTGCACTTAGTACACTCCAGCCAGAACTCTGATTCACCACCGTTCATAGCTGTGGCTGGTTTAGTGCTGGCATGGCAGCGCGGACATATGCTGAAGTCTTTCATTTTGTACCTCCTTTACTATACATCTATTATACTATCCTCGCATTTTCTTATCAGCCTTGCTATAAAGTTATTTCTCTTTC